CAATTTGGCGAAATTAATTGGGATTTAGGCCCCCTGAAAGCTAATAAATGAAACATAATAACAAATGGCGGGAAGAAAGAGAAAACCAACAGCAATGATAAAGGCCAACGGGACCTTTAGAGATGACAGGCACGGAAAGAGATTAGAGGTAACAGGCAGACCAACCTTACCAAGTTATCAGAATGCAGAGGAAGCATTCAATTGGTTGGTTAAGCAGCTCGATGATCTTGGTGTAGTTGCAGAAATGGATGCAATGGCTTTACAGATGCTAGCAGATGCATGGGAAGATTATTGCGCAGCACGTGCAGTGGTTAAGAGTCAAGGACCAACATACATTACCAACAATGTAAATGGCGATGAGGTGTACAAGACCCGACCAGAATTGCAGATGATGCAGGACGCTTGGAATCGTATTAAAAAGATGTTGCCAGAGTTTGGTCTTACAGCATCTGCAAGGGCAAAGCTAAACACACCAGAAAAGGTAGAAACATTAGACGATTTATTAAATGGCTAACTTTGATCAGGAGAAGGGAGAACGCGTCATACGATTTATAGAACGCGTTTGCACGCACGTAAAGGGTGACTTAGCTGGACAACCATTTTTGCTAGAAGAATGGCAAAGGGAATATTTGCGTACGTTATTTGGTACGGTAAATCCAAATGGCTTTAGACAGTACAGAACTAGCTTTGTATTTATTCCTAGAAAGAATGGTAAGTCTAATCTTATTGCAGCAGTCGCGCTCGCGTTACTTTTTATAGATAAGGAGCAAGGTGCTGAGATCTACTGTTGCGCATCATCACGGGATCAAGCAGCAGCAATCTTTGATGTGTGTAAACAGATGGTAAGGAATAGTAAGGTGTTGGATGCTGGCTGTACCGTGTATAGGAATAGCATTGTGCTGAAAGGTACCAACAGTTTTCTTAAGGCAGTAGCTTCCGACGCTGGTGTGCTTCACGGAGCTAATGCTTCTGCGGTACTTTATGATGAGGTGCACAGCGCTAAGAATCGTGAGCTATGGGATGTAATGGCAACATCTATGGGTGCAAGATCCCAGCCACTTATGTTTGGTATTTCTACCGCTGGTGTTTTTGACCCTAATGGTATTTGCTATGAGCTTTATGATTATGGTAAAAAGGTTCGTGATGGTATTATAGAAGACAAAACGTTTTTGCCTTTGATCTATGAAGCGGATCCTGATGATGATATATATAGTGAAGCAACTTGGAAGAAGGCTAACCCAAACTTTGATGTAAGTATAAAGCCAGAGTACTTCGAAAAGATGAGCCACGAGGCAAAAACACTACCAAGCTCGGAGATTGCATTTAGGCAGCTACATCTAAACCAATGGGTGAACAGCTTAAGTGGTTGGATTGCGGATGAAGAGTGGATGTCAAGTGCAGGGGAAGTAAATCTATCACAGCTTAAAGGAAGACCTTGTTATGGTGGATTGGATCTTGCAGCTGTAGAAGATGTTACGGCCTTTGTGCTTATCTTCCCGTTTGAAGATGGCAGCTTAAAGGTGCTGCCATACCTATTTGTTTCACAGGCAGCTGTAGATCGCAGGCACAACCAAACGGGCGGAAGTTATGCTAAGTTTGTTTCTCGCGGTGAGCTTATAGTTACCGATGGCAATAGTACCGATTATGCGGTAATTAAAAGAAAGATAATGGAAGCTGCAGAGATCTTTGACATTCAGAGTATTGCTTATGACCGGTGGAATAGTAATAGCTTGGTGCAGCAATTAGGTGACGAAGGCGTACCGATGGATCCTTTTGGTCAAGGCTTTGCTTCTATGTCTGGTCCAATTAAGAATGCGGAGATATTGATCAAGAAGAAGAAGCTACACCATGGCGGAAACGAGATGCTAAGGTGGATGGCTTCGAACGTGGTTGTTAAAAGAGATGACGCGGAGAATGTTAAATTCAGCAAGAGTAAAGCTGGTGATAAGATAGACGGAATGGTTGCCCTTGTAATGGCAATAGGGGAAATGATGACGCTTGAAAACAGTGATATGTCCAGCACCAGTACCTACGAAAACCAAGACATTAGGTTCTTGTAAATGGCTGTTTTTTTTTTTTTTCTGCTCTATATATAGTAGGAAAAAAAAATAAAGACCTTTATATCTATTTATTCGTCTGCGTTTAGCAACGCAGGCCAATAAATGGATACAAATGATTGGTCTTGAAAAAAGTTGGAAAATATTTCGTCGTTAATCGTTGTTAATTAAAACAGGTCCCGTATGTTTACAGTGTAATTAACAAACAACCAAAACAACTATTATGAAAACTATCGAACTAAACAACAACCAGTCAATCCTAATTCAAACACTGGTAACTAAGGAAAACTTCTACGCAGAACCAGGATTCAGCGACGTATCTCCAGAAGACGTAGTAACAATGCTACAAGACAAAATGGACCAAACAACAGTTAAGCGTACACTTACAAGCTTATACCGCAAAGGTCTACTCTTTACCGACAGCTTCGAAGATATGGAAAGCAACGAAAAAGGACGTTGGGTAACTCGCAAATATAAAATCATCTACTTAGCAGAAGGACTTTACCACATGGTTGGATGGGACAAAAACTACTACGGAACAAGCGAAACAGAGGACATTGAATTAATATACACAGAAAACGAAGAAAAGGATAAAGAGGTTAACCCAACTGGACCACGTGGACCACTAGCAGAACTAACAGAGGTTATTCTTAACATCAAAGAAGAAGGCAACGTTATAAGAGCGATCGATATGGCAATGGGAAAAACAGATCTTAAGAACGCTAAAACAGCAATGGCCAAGTTTATTAAAAGCAACCGTATGAAAGCACGCTACTACGGAATCACCATCACTAAGTACGACCACACACTATAAAAACTAAAAGGCAGGGGCTACGGCTCCTGCCATAATACACAACAGCAATGAAAAAATCAGCAGTAATAAAATTGGTTCTGTCTGCTTACGATCTGGACTTATTGATTAAAGCTTGCGAGCTTACAGCACAAAAAGCACCGAATAAATTAGCTTTTAGTAGATTGCTAAAAATGTCTCACGAATTAATGGACCAACAGGGTAAGCATTATGAAAACTGAATTAACAGAATTGCGTAGACATCTAAAGATCTACAACACATCGGAAAGAAATAGTGGTAGGTGGCACAGCAGTCATTTGTTTCTTTTAAAAATGTACAAGCGTTATGGTACGCTAAATGAATCTACCATAAGGGATCTGTTGCGTTAAGCAGGTTGCCCCGGCTCCGATAATGACCTTCTTGGTTTTGGTTTGTTAATTACGGTCTAGGAGTCGGGGTTTTTTTATTTTATTCTCGTTGATTTCTACTTAAGTTTGTATGGTACTTTTTAAAATAGTAGACAATCGCAACTTCCAATCAAAATCTATTTAGTCGTTTATTAGGGGCGTTTCGTGCATCACCTAATAATCCTTCAACATCTTTAGCCAATCCGGCCTCTTGGATGTTCGATGGTGCGGCTTCTAAAACTGGTTTGGCTATTACAGAAGATAGCAGCATGCGCCTATCTGCTGTTTTTGGAGCCGTACGAGTGATAGCAGAGACTATAGCATCTTTACCTATAGATGTTAAAATTAGCACAAGCGACGGCGTTTCTACAGCGCCATCACATCCTATTAGTAAATTGCTTGCCAACCCAAATGGGTTAATGACTGAATTTAACTTCTTTGAAGTTTGTCAGGCTCATCTCTGTTTACATGGAAATGCTTTTATAGCAATTAGAAGAAACTCCGCTGGACAACCAGTGTCGCTTATACCTATTCACCCTGATCGTGTGGAAGTAAAAGTCTACCAAGACGAAAAGTTCTATAACATCGATCAAGGTAAAGAAACGTTTGATGATTCTGAGATGATACACATTTTAGGATTATCCTTTGACGGTATTATTGGTAAAAGCGTTATTGAAGCAGCAAGAGAAAGTATTGGTCTTGGTTTGGCTGCTGATCAGTTTGGTGGTTCTTTCTTTGGTAATGGCGCAAATGTTAGTGCTGTACTTAAACACCCTGGAAGACTATCAGACGAAGCTTACAAGAGATTAATGTCTTCTTGGCAGCGTAGATACAGCGGTTTGGATAATGCACATAAAACAGCTATACTTGAGGAAGGTATGGCGGTAGAAAAGGTAAGTATAAGCCCTAGCGAAAGTCAGTTCCTTGAGACAAGGAAATTTGGTGTAGAGGATATAGCACGTTTCTTCCGTCTTCCTTTAGCTTACTTAGGCCATTTAGATAACAGCACCAACAGAGCAAATATCGAAGAGCAAGGTATTCAGTTCCAACGGAACACGATTCTGCCTTGGGTAAAGCGTTGGGAGAGCGAACTTAATAGAAAGCTATTCACTCCAGAGGATGACTATTACGTCAGATTCAATATGGAAGGTTTATTACGTGGTGATATTCGTTCCCGTTATGATTCTTATGCAGTAGGTAGACAATGGGGATGGCTTAGCGTTAACGATATTAGAAGCCAGGAAGGTTTAGATCCTTTAGATAATGGTGATGTTTATTTGCAACCATTAAACATGGTTGAGGCAGGAACACCAAATCCGCAAGATGATGCCGTGGAGTAATTACCCAGAAGCAGCTTCTAACCAAGCAAAAAAAGCTTTAGAGTTTCGTGATGAGAACGGAACCGACTGCGGTACTTCGGTAG